CCAAGCATCCAATTATAGATCTCAAGATAATTTTTCATATCTTCATCTACTCTAAATCTAATATCTAGTGGAGCATATGTTAACTTTGTTCCAGCTAAAGGTATTCTAACTAAAGGGTTTGGTATTTCTGTTTCTTGTAACTGTACAGAAGGTAAAGAAGCCGTTTGGCAATAGTAATTTACTATAGGTAATTTATCTATAATAAATCTAAAACCTAGTGGTGATAAAAAGTTTTGATTCTCTGGTTGTTTATCAAATGCGCTCATAATACTATTTATCTGTTTTTTAGGCAAAAAAAAAGGGAACCGAAGTTCCCTTTTTAGTTCGAAGTGTAATCGAAATTACATTAAGTTATTAACGATCACGAATCTATAGTAGATATTCTTCTTAGCGAATGCAATAGCACCATCAGCATTTGAAGTTGCAAATGGATTAGCGACGATTCCATAACGAGTTTTAAACCCGATTTTTGGTTGGAATGTATTCTCGCCAACTGCTCTTACCATCTGTAGTGGTACATAAGGACAATAGAATAGACCTGCGTCGAATGCAGATGCACCTTTATATCCTAGTGTAAAGTATTGACTACCAGATGCGCTTGAGAAATATGGATCTACATATACTTTGATTCTTCCGTTAAGTACACCAGCGAATGTGTTACCAGTGTCATCAACGTTTAGATTCGAAGATAATGCAGGAGTGTAATCAAGAACACCAGCCATTTGAAGTGCAGAAGCAACGTCTGATCCACAGATCAATACATTACCTTTACCTCTTCTTGTTGACTTGGCGATTTGGTTAGCTTCTCTTTCAATTTGAAAGATTAGACCTTTAAATCTTTCAACTGACCATCTACCGTTACTGTCTACATCTAAGTCAAATGTACCAGCAGAAGACACATTTGATTGTGCTCCAGCAGTAGCTGTATAGTTGATTGTTCTTACTACTTCTCTGTTTATTTCAGATAAGATCTCAGCAGATAAGATATTAGCTAATTCACTTTCAGCATCCAAGCCGTGGATTGCTTTAAGATCTTGTGCTAATTCCATTGTGTATTCTGCTTTTAGAGCTCTAGATACTGCAGTTACAGAAACCTTCTCTACTGAGAAAGCCATCTCTGCAAATGAGTTAGCTGCACTGTCACCTAATGCTTCAGCTGTTGCTGTAGACATACCTTGGTGAACCGTATAGCCTGAACCAGATGCTCTAGCTGTTGGATCGTTACCAGCTTGATCAGTACCTGCAGCGCCGTCAAGTACACCACCGAAGTTAGATGTATTTGCAGCTTGAGATCCGATAGCTGAGTGTGAAGTATTAGCTTCGTTGAATAATGCTTCATCACCTGATTGATCTTGTAGTCTAGATCTTAAAGCAAAAATAAGACCTGTTGGACCAGTCATTGGCTGGACACCACAGATGTCATATGCGATAAGATTAGGCATACTTCTTCTTACAAGTGAAATAAGTACTGGGTCGAATATGTCGACTGCGCCATCACTAGCTGTAGATGAAGATGCTCCCATTGCGTTAGTTGGAGCAGCCTCCCCTAATAGTGTAGGCATAGAATATCCGCCAGAACCAGAAGCAGCTTCACGAGCCGCGTTTTCTTGGTTTTCTAGTAAAGTGGCAACTACCTGACGCTTGTGTGGATCTTTAATAGGGTCAAGATCCCCATGTTCAAGGACTGGCTGCCATTTTTTCACTAGCTCTTCTGTTAAATAAGACATTTTTAATGTTCTCCCTAATTGGTTAAAATTAATTTGAAAAGTCAGCCTTTTCTTTGTTTATAATATTTATAATATACTTACTTCTTTAGAGACCTTGAGATAGCTGCTGCATAGCCTGCCATCTTCGGATCAATAGAAGATCCTTCAGGTTTCGCCTCTTCATCAAGAGGTTCATCAGTTTCACCCACTAAATCAGCTACTTCTTTATCATTATCGACAGAGAAATAACTTTCTTTAATTATTGATAGTTTCTTTTGAAACGATTCTTTATCTTTGAACTCAACACCTTCGGCTAGAGTTTGAAACTTTTCTTTTTGAGTTTCAGCTAAACCTTCAGTTACTTCATCAATAATCTTTTGTTGATCATTTTCTTCAATTGCTTTTTTAGCTTCCATGTTCTTTTCCATTTCAGTATTCAATTGAGATTGTAACTCTTCGTTCTTAGCTGCAAGCTCTTCAACTACATCAACTTTTGTTTCTGGAATATCAATGTAATGATCTTCGAAAAGATTCTTTAATCCAGACATAAAGTCTTCTGTTAATTCAGCTTTCAAACCTTGCTCGATAGCAAGTTCGTTATCTTTAGCCCATGACTCTACAACATAGTCTAAATAAGTATCCATTTTTTCAGATAACTCATCTTTAATAGATTGAGTATCTTGTGCAAATGACTCATTAATAGTTTCTTTGTAAGTGTCAATAGCTTGGTTAATTTTTGTTACTACTGCAGTTTCGAATATAGTAGCTGCTTTTTCTTTAAACTCTTCAGAAAGGTCTTCCTCTCCAAATAGTGCTTTAACGTCGTCTTTTACATCAACGTCTGCTGCAGTTACTTTATACTCAGTCTCTTCCATTTTAGGTTTTTTCATTGCATTCATCTTCATCATACCTTCTGGTTTCATCATAGATGCATACATTGTTTCAACTGCTTGTTTATTCATACCACCCATTTTCTTCATCATGGCATTAATCATACCCATTTTAGTACCAACTTCTTTAGGTTTTTCCATTTTAGAAGAACCTTGCTTTGGTGCTACTTTGTCTCCTTGATCTTTACTCGGACCAGGAGCGGTTGCTGTTGTTGATGTTGGCTCAGGAACTTCTGAAGGGTCACCCATTGATGCCTTGAATTCATCTAGCTCCGTTGGCTGACTATCTTCAATTGCTTCCTGATCTTGTTTAAGATCTTGTTCAGACATAATTTTTCTCCTTAATTTATAGTCTAGTTTTACTAATTATTTATAATATTTTAAAGTTTTGAAAGAAAGTCGGTAAATATCTTCAACTTCGCTCCTTCAAGGTCAGCCTTAGAAGTTTTCTTTATTTCTTCCCTGTATTCATTAACTTGAGCTTCTCTCAAAACTCCGTTATCCCAAACCCATTCTTTGCCTTCCATAATACCTTCAACAAATGCATCCGGTGCACTTGGATCAGCTACAATGTCAGCAGCGGTGGCTAAATGATAATCTTTTTGTACTACTTGGGAATTTCCGTTTTGTTTTAACGATCCCATGCCTCTTGAACTAACTCCTAGTTTAGCTCCTTCGTCCATTAAATTCTTTACTATCTTACCATATGGTGTATCCATAATTTTAGCTTCACCAATATAGTTATTACCTTCTTTTGATAAGTCTGTAATCATATGACTTACTCTTTCAAGATTAATTGTAGGACCACTTGGATGTCCTAACTCACCATATGCTCTGTTTTGTTTAACGTAGTTCTCATTATATTTCTTTACTTGCTCATCAAGAACTTGCATTGGATAAACTCTTCCATTTCTATTCTTAATTTCACCTTGCATGAACACACCTTTGATCTTATAATCTTTTTGACCATTCTCATTGGCTTCAGTGATATATTGAACGTCTTGTTCGTTAACTTCGCATATTAGTTTCATCTCTACTCCTTTTTAGCGACACCAAATGCTTTTACATCTGTACCAGAACTTGTTGCTATTTTATCTGTTGACTTTTTATTGATAACGAGATACTCTCCAGCTTTTAAATAAACTTGTGCTTGACCAACTGAACCAGTTGTACCATATCTACCACCACCATTTACTTCTAATGCTGTGTTAGATATTGTTAATGTTCTATCTGTTGTTCCAGTTGTAACTACTGCTACAGAAGTTGATTTGAATACATCAATCCCACCCGTTGTGAGTGATGCTACATTTGATAATGGTCTATAAATATTTGACATTCTTACCTCGCCTTATCTGCGAAAGCTATTGCTTTCATAAAATCAGCTGGACTTGACATAATGTCAGCTGACATTGCTTTTAAACTTGGACCTTTGACCTTCATTAAACCTTTAACTAAACTTTTTGCTTGGTCTGGATCAACAGACATTGTTCTACCATTTTTAAACTTATGCATTACTGGTTTATTACTTTTAGCAATCTTTTGCATTTTAGTTCTTACTAAAACATTTTCATCTAATTGATCTGTTTCATAGTCAACATCTTCTTTAACTTTCTTCATGGCCATATCGCCTTGAGTCTTATCAGCATTACGCTTACTACTTCCACCACCTCTTAGTTGTGCAAAAGTTTTTTTAGCTTTGACAACATTCTTTTCTCCTGGTGCTCCATCATATCCTTTATGGTCCCCAGAATGTTTTGTATTGCCTTTAAACTGATCTTCTGGTGCAACTGGATGGTTCTTTGTATCCTTTGTATGCTTTCCAGCGAAGTCTTCTTCTCCTTTGGATCTTGGTTTATATGTTGTTGCTTCTTCATCATCATCTTGAGTCAAAGACTTAGTATAATCTCCTGCTGGGGATCCAACTCCTTCTTTTAACTTTCGTAAGTTATTAAACCTCAACATTCTCTTTCTCCTTTGGTTGATCGTCGTCTTCAACTTCTGTCTCTTCTTCAGAGTCTTTTACTTTTAGAAAGTTTTGTGCAACGTCTAGTTTCTTTACATCAAGGTAATCAGCAACTTTATTGTTTAACATATTTTGTATTGCAGCTTTAAATGAAGCTGTGTCAGAAGATGCTAATGCATTTACTGCATCTACTCCATCTGCTTGACTCATTTGCATTGCTTCTGGTTTAGGTTGATCAACTATTTGATCTTGTCTCAATCCTTGTTGTACTGGTTCTGCCATAATTTATTCTCCTTATATAATCTATTTATAATAATTTTTTATTTATCTTGCGGTACATGGATTAGTTCCATCACCAATAAATGGGTGTTCTGCAAAAGCCATAAAGATAATTGAATTACCACTTCCGTTTACTGAACTTTCGCTATCCCTAA